TCAGCCTCCAACGACGATGGACACAAACGGGCCCGGACCGAAAAGATCCGAAATCTGAGCCACTTGCAGGGTGAAAGCGCCGGTGATGCCGTCGGCAAGACGCAATGCCGCCGGATAGGTCCAGGCGGCCTCGGACACCGTCACCTCTCGCCTGATAACGCTGCCCTCGCGCACCCTCAAAAGGTAGAGCTCGCGCACCTCGCCAAGCGGTACCTCGTAGCCAAGCCAACTGTCGCCATCGATCCGGGTCCGGCGGGTCCAGTCGAAGCTCCAACCGCTGGCCGTGTCTTCTGCACGCAGATGGCAGGGGCTGAGCGGCCGCAGCCCAGCCCCCGCGAAAGCTTCGATCCGATGGACATACGACGGATCATCATAGGGCCGTACCGCGGAGCCGATGCGGTAGTGCCGCGCCAATCCGCGCGATGCCGCTTGCAAAACGATCTGCTCAGGGGCGTCATCGAGCAGCACGACAAGGCTGCCCTCTGGCCAGATCTCGGGCATCAACGCATCGGTTCCGAGCTGCCCGCGCAACCGCAGACCCACTTCCCAAACCCGCTCCGAAATCAGCGTCGCCTCGGCAAACTGAAAGAGTTCCCAGTTCCCCGAACTGCCATCACCGATTGCCATCAGGTTCGCGCCATTGAGCACCCGCGTGGGGCTGGTGGCAGCCAGCTCGCCACTTGCAAGCCGCAACCGCAGCGGATCCCCCCGATCCCAGAGCCCAGGCCCAGCCCGCAGCAGCGGGCTCAGCGTCTCCCCAATCACCGCACGCTTGCCCAGCGTCGCATTGAGCCCATATCCCGCATCCTCGTCCGACGCATAAACCGCCACCGACCCGGGCCAGGGAACCGCCGAAACCGCCAGATGCGGCGCGTAAGGATCTTCGTCACCGGTCAGCAGCGGCAGATCCAGAAAAATCGGCGTCACCGGAACCGGAGCCGCAAAGGGACGCAGCCAAGCCGGGTCTTCCACCTCGTCGGCGGGCGCATAAATGCCGGGTTCCACCCGCACGGCCTCAACCTGCAAGACGCCGGATTGTTCAACGCGGTCAATCCGATAGCGCCTCGATCCATCCGGCAGATCAAGCGCGACCACATCCCCCGTGCCCAGATGCCCAAGCGAGGGCGGCAACGCGAAGCGCGCGCCATCGCGCGCCACCCGCGCCTCGGCCAACCAGCGCGCGACAAGGCCCTGTGCCTGAGCCCGCGTCAGCGCAAGCGACAATTCCGATCCAGCCGCAGCCCCGGCAACCTCATCGGGAAACACCGCCTCGACGGCCCGCACCTCGAAATCACCATCCGCCTCGACATAGGCAAGCCGCACCCGCCCGGCAATTTCTGCCTCTGCCGCCCGAACCATCTCAACAGCGGTATCGGCTTCGCCCAGCGCAAGTTGGTCCGCCTGCAAGACCGCATCTACCCGCCCGTCACGCATCCGGAACACGATCTGCCCATCGCGTTCGAGCGCTTCGAAACCATAGCCCAACATCAGCGCCTGCAGCCCCGAGCGCCCGGTCTGCTCACCCGCCATCGTGAAGCCGCGCACCACGCCGTAAAGCCCGCTCACGTCGATCTCGGTGATCCCCGCTGCTCCGCAGATTTCGGCCACCACGCTCGAAAGCGGCTGCGACACGGCCCGACCGGAAATCCAGTGCCCGCGCGCATAATTCGCCCCGTCCGACCAAAGCTCCGTATTGCGCGGAAACTGCGGATAGGGCCGACTGTCCCAAGCCCAGACATGCGCACGCGCCATGTCGATCATCGGTGCCCCGTAAACCTCCGACACCGGATTTGCAGCCGGATCAGCCCAGTAATGCGTCATCGCCCGCAGATATTGCATCTGCACAAGATCGTCGCGCCGACCGTCCGAGAAATAGGGCAGCCCCGATTCCGAACTGTTCACATCGAGAAACTTGTTGGGCTGATTGCTGCCCCGATCGATGGCCGCGCAACCGAATTCGGTGAACCAGACCGGTTTTGATTGCGGCACCCAGGCTGTCGCGCGCGCTGCCCGCACGCCCCCAACCCGCTCGTGATGCTCATGTCGCCACCAGTTCCGAATATCCTTGATGCGCCATACCCACGGCTCGTCATGCGCAAGATCGGTGATCGGCGTGCGGATCTGCGCCTCACGGTGCTCGGGAGCGGCATAATACCAGTCGTAAAGCTCCCCGCCTTCGATATTCGCCTTGAGGTAGTCAAGGTTGCAGATCGACCCCCAAGCCGCATCCAAATGCCCTTCCCCGTCGCGCCAATCCGAAAGTGGCATGTAATTGTCGATGCCAATGAAATCGATCGCGGCATCCGCCCAAAGCGGGTCGAGATGAAAGAACCGATCACCATTGCCGGGTTGATACCCCGAATATTCAGACCAATCCGCAGCATATCCGATCTTGCAGCCGGGCCCGAGGACCGCCTTCACATCGGCCGCCAGTCGTCGCAGCTCTTCCACCGCCGGAAAGCTGTTCGCCACGCCGCGGATCTGGTTCAGCGCCACAAATTCCGAGGCAATGCAGAAAGCATCGACGCCACCCGCCAGTTTGCACAGATAGGCATAGTGCAGAATGAACCGGCGCAGCGACCATTCGTTCGGGCCGGCATAGGTGACCTGCCCATCGGAAAGGGCAAAATCATCTGGCTGCGCCACCCCAAAAAACGCTGCAACCTGCACCGAAGCCGCCGCCGTGCCATCGGCGCTGCCCACCCGCCCGGGCGCCACATCAAGCGTGATCCTCCCCCGCCACGGCAAGGCAGGCTGCTCCGCCGACGCGCCCCAGGGATCGGGCAAACCGTTGCCCGCAATCTGATCCAGCAGCAGGAACGGGTAGAAAGTCACCGCCTTGCCCGCGGCCTTCAAGGCCGCAAGCGCCTCCAGCACAGCGGCATCGGCCGGTGTGCCACCATAGATCGAACTGCCCGAGAGCTTCGGCAATTCCTCCGCCGTGGCACGCGTCAGGCCCGCCACCTGCCAGGGCATGTTGGTGCCGTCTTCCAGCTTCGAGGCCACCATCGGACGCAGCGCACAAGCCCCGCAACGCAGATCATTGCCAAACCAGCTCACCACCAGAGAAACCGCGCCGCAGTTCGGCAGTTCCTCGTCAAGCCGTTCGAGCGTGGCGGCGAAATCGGTCAGCCCCCCCGGCGCGTTCAGATTTGCCACCTCCGGCGAGGCGGTCACGCCGCCGCCCTTCGCCACATATACCGGCGTCGTCGCCAGAGCATATTCCCCGGTTCCGGGGATCAGCGCCACCGCCCGCACCCCGCGCGTCAGATCGGGCACCGCATCGATCAGCGCCCCCTGGGCCGGGCGCACCACCTCGAAGGTGAACTGCGGCACGCGGTTGCCATAGGCCGACAAATCCAGATCCTCGAGCACGACATAGGCGATGCCCCGATAGGCGGGCGCGTTGTCCGCCCCCTCCACGGCGGCAATCTTCGGATCGGGCAACTGTGTCTCGCTGCCCGTATAAACGCGCAGGTTCAGCAGCGAGGCATCGATTTCCACGCCATCTGCCCAGATCCGCCCCACCCGCAAAATCTCGCCTTCGCACAGCGCCAGCGCAAGGCTCACCGAATAGCTGTAGCTCGTCACCGTCGAGCGCGGCGCCCCCTTGCCGCGTTTTTGCACCGTCTTCGTCTCGAAAAACCGCGTCGCCCAGATCACCTGCCCGGCCACGCGCATCCGCCCCCACAGACGCCCGACCGCCTCGCCTTCGTTCGCACTCGACAGCCGCAGCCGATCGACGCGCCCGGTTTCGACACTTTGCGAGCCAGAGCCGAGCAGACGTTGATCGATCGCACGGCCCAAAGTTGCGCCCACCGCGCGCCCGATCACCGCCCCCGAAAGGCCAAGCACCGTGCCGCCAAAGCCTGCACCAAGGGCAGCCCCCGCCGCCGAAAGCAGTATCGTCGCCATTCTCAGCACCCTTCCGGAAAGTCGAACCGCGCCACGATCCGGCGCCGCCACGGGAGAGACAGCGGGCTTTCCAGAACCCCGTGCCCGCTGTAGCCATGCACGAAACTGGCGCCCGCCCCGCTCTCGGCCATGATGCCCAGATGCTTTGCCACCGCACCGGCGCGCATCCGGAACAAGAGCACCTGCCCGGGCCGCTCAGGCTCACCGCCGCCACAGGGCAGCAGGTGCCGCAGCGCCGCCTGCCACAAAAGCTCCTGATGCGCCGGTTCCGACCAGTCTTCGGTATAGGGCGGCACCGACTCCGGCTCGCGCCCGTAAAGCTCGCGCCAAACCCCGCGCAGAAGCCCCAGACAATCCGCACCAGCCCCGCGTACTGTGGCCTGATGCTGATAGGGTGTTCCAATCCAGCTGCGCGCAATCGCTACGGCCCGCAACCCCACCGCGGCCCCGCTCATGTGAAAAGGCTCCCGCCGTCATTGCTGCCATTCGGCACCGGATAGGAAACCAGCCAGTCTTCCCCCGGCAAATGCGGAAATCCCCGAAAGTTCGGAAAGTTGTCGAATTTCAAGCGGCAGGTTTCAGCACGCTTGTCACAGCCGGGCTCCAGGCGCACCCTGTCACCCGGCGCCAGATCGGCGCCAAGCCGTTGCCACAGCTCAACGCGCCGCGTGCCATCGCCGCCAAGCCGGTCATTCTTCACCACACCGATCAGCCCGGCAGCCACGCCATCAAGCACCCGCAGCCGCCCCTTCTCGAACCAGCGATCCTCAAAACCGGCACCATCCGAAATCCGCAACACTGTCGCGTCGTCAACCGCCGCAACCGAAGCCTCGAACGCATAGCCATTCGTCGTAAGATCGAACCGGCACTGCGCATCGCCGAGCACGGCAGAACACCGCGGGTGATAGATCCGCCCCTGTTCAAGCCCCAAAGCCTCGGTCAGCCCGCGCAGTTCCGCGGTGAAAGCCCCGCCTCCCCGCGTCACCTCGCCGATACTACCCCGGAATATCACGGCGCGCATCTCGGGCGCGGCCCAGTTCACCAGCCAGACCGTCACCTCGGCCCCGTCGAACCGCCCGGCCAGAAGATCCGCCTCACCGATCGCCTCGGACGACAGCGCGCCATAGCTCTCGGTGTTGTCAACCGAAAGCCCATTGCCTTGCATCAGTGCTTTCGCGGTCATCCCGCTGCCCGGCTCGAACTCCATCCCCTCAAAGCGAAGGATCTCGTCATGATCGGTGAAGCCAAACACCCGCCCATCCCGGCGCACCACCGCCCAGGCCCGCGCCAGCGTTGTCGCCCCACTTCGCAAATGCGCCTTCAAGTCCTCGGAATAGGCCATCAGACTCGCACCTCCAGCACCGGAACCTGCGGCAGATCCCCCGCCTGAAACGACTGCACCGAAACCGCGATCCGGTCGGTATCGAAGCGCACCGGCACGTCGAATTCGAACCCGGCGGTGATCCGCGCTCCCACCGGTGGCGCCTCGTGCAGCGTCACGATGCCGGTCGTCGTATCGACACTGAAATTCACCGCCTCGGCCTGATGATCGCCCTCGATCCCCAGTTGCACCGTGCCGGTCACCGGCTTCAGGATCGGTCGCCGATAGCTTTCCTCGCCCGAAGCATAGGTCTTGCTGAGCTGAAACGTGGTGGTGACGCCATCGCCTATCCCGATCAGCTGATCGTCATAGGCAACCGCGCGCGAAGACAGACAGCTCTTGTAATCGGCCCAGTCCTTCCAGCGAAACCCGTGCAACTGCCCGGCGCGCGCCTCAAAAAAGGCGATCAGGCGCTCGACATCATCGAGGCTGCGCAGCCCCACGCCCGCATCGTAATGTCGGCGCGAATGCGCCCAGGGGGTGTTGCGCTCCTCATGCCCGCTCGAAAGCGTGACAATCTCGGTGCGCCGCTCCGGCCCGCCGACCGAACCAAAGCTGAGGTTGGCCGGAAACCGCACTTCATGAAAAGCCATCTCTTCCCCCTCAGGCGTTCCGGCTGCCGCGCGCCAGCGCCCGGTTGAGCTGCGCCGCAATCTGGCTCTGGCTGCGGGCAAAGCCCGCAACATCCGGCGTTGTCACATGCATCACCACGTTGACGGTCCGGCCCGTCTGCGCCGTCACGCCCAGCCGCCCGTCTGCGCCACGCGCCAACGGCATGATCGCCTCGGGCCCGGCCTCGCCCATCAACCCGGTCCCCCCCCGCATCGGAAACGCCACCGGCGAAGACACAACGCCCCCCTTCGCAAACGGCATCACCTGCCCTTGCGAAAACGCGCCACCCTTCGCGAAGCCGAAAACCCCGCTTAGAAGCCCGTTGAGCCCGTTTGCCAAAGCGCCGCCCAGCGCATCCTGCACTGGCTTCATCGCCACCGAATAGGCCGCCTGCGCCATCCCCTCGGCCACCGATTTGAGCGCATCCGACAGCTTCATGCCGTCAAACACCACGCCATCAAAAGCGCGCCGCAGGCTGCGTCCGAAGCTTGTGGACAGCGTTCCAACCTCGCGGCTCGTATAGCTGAGGCTCTCGCGCATCCGCCACAACTCATCGCTGAAACTCGCCGCCACCGCCTCGGCACCGCCAAGGCTGCGCTCAAGCTCCGCCGCCTGCTGGCCCAGCGCATCGAGCCCGTCCACTTCGATCATCGTCTTCTCCCTTGGCTGTGGGCTGCGCCGCATCGGGCCAACGCGCCGCCAGTTCCTCAAGGCGAATGCGGGAAAGCGGCGCCTGCCCCGCCGTCTCCCCCAGCATCAGCGCCAGTTCTGCCGGGGTGAGCGCCCAGAAGTCGCGCGGCGCAAGGCCGAGGCCCTTCAGCCCCACCCGCATCAACCCCGGCCAATCAAGCCCGGTCACGGTGCGCCTTGTCCCGGCACGGTGAAGGCACGCGCGAGGAGTTCGGCGGCAATCCGCGCCGCCGCCACCGGCCCGCCACCAATTTCAACGCTGCGCAGATCCTCGGCCGTGCCCTGCCAGCCGCCACCGCGCAGCCCCGCCACGATCAGCGCCAGCACATCGCGGCTGGAAAACGCCCCGCTCTCGAAACGCCGCACCAGATCGAGAAGCGTCGCCTCGCCCAAAGCCGCCTCCAGCTCGGCGAGCGCCCCCAGCGTCAGCTTCGCCACCCGCCGTTCGCCCCCCAGCATCACCTCAACCTCTCCCGCCCAAGGATTTGCCATGGCCACCTCAGATCGCCGTGAAGGAGAGCGCGCCCGCCGAGGCCATCGCCAGTTCGTAGCTCGCCTCGCCATTGTGGCTGCCCGCATAATCGATCGAGGTGATCAGGAACGGCCCCTGAACGATGCCGAAATCGGGGATGATCACCTGAAAATCGAGCACGCTGCCGTCGAAGAAGATCTGCCGCGCCCGCTCGTCGGTATTGGCGTCCTTGAACACGCCCGACCCCGAAATGCTGGCCGAGCGCACCCCCGCGCCGCCCAGCAACTCACGCCATCCGCCCTGGCTTTCGAGCGAGGTCACATCGACCGTTTCGGCATTGAAGCTGATCCGCGTCGCGCGCAGCCCCGCGATGGTCTCGAATAGTCCCGCCCCGTTGAGGTCGAGCTTGATCAGAAGGTCTTTGCCGTTCTGCGCCGCCATGATGTCACTCCGAAAGTTGAAAATCCGCCGCCCGAGGCGGCAAAGCCGCGCCTCAGCCCTCGACCCGCGCCCGGAAGGTCAGATCGATCCGCCGCGTGTCGGCCTTCTCCACGCGCCGTGCCACCGCGCGCAGGAACCACAGCCCCACGAGCCGGCCACGCCCAAGCACCAGATCGGCGCCGACCAGCACATCTGAAATCGCCGCAGCCACCGCCTTCGCCGTGGCAAAGCCCGCTTCATCGGTGATCACCGAGACAACAAAATCATGCATCGCCCCGTCGCCGGTCTTGTCCGAAGCGTCGCGGGCATCTTCCGGCCCAAGACTGACATAGGTGCCGGTGAGCGTTCCGGGTGGCACGGCATCATAGACAGCCGAGCCGACCAGCGCCGCAACTGCTGCATCAGTGCTCAACCGCTGAAACACCGCCGCCTGCAACGCCGCCGCAACCGCATAGCTCATGCCACCACCTCCTCGCGCGCAAAACAGGTGAGGTAATGCCCCTCCGGGTCGCGGTCGGCGACGGCCAGGATGCGAAATAGCCGCGTGCCCTCGCGAAAGCGCTGCTCGGGTTTCGGGCGACTCGCATGGCCCACGGGCGCCGCGCGCACCACGATCGTGTAGGGCACCGAGGCGAGCCGGACGAATTCCCCCGCCCGCTCGACGCCCGTTCCCGCCGTCACCTCGGCCCAGATCCGCCCCTTCACCTGCCACTCCAGCCGGTGCCCGCCCGCGCCATCGGGCGCCCGCGCGGCCTCTTCAAGTACCAGCTTCCGGGTCAAACGCGGCGTGCTCATGCCCGGCCCCCCAACACCCGCACCGTGCGCCAGCGCTCGATGAGCGCCATCACCCCAAAGGGCATCGCGCCCCCCTCCGCCGCACCGTCATGGCGCAACTCGTAATATTGCGCCGCGAGCAGAAACACCGCCTGCGCCAGATCGACCGGCAGCGCCGCCCATGTGGCCGCAAAGCCCGCCGTAAAATCCACCTCGACCCGCCCCGCCGTCGGGATCGCCGGCAGCTGCGCACCGCCCGCCTCGATCCGCGGCCGCGCCAGATCCTGCACCAACCTATAGGCCGCACCGGGAACCAGCGTTTCGCCCCCCTCCCGGTCGATCAGCCGCATCGCGGTGACCGCCGACACCGGCGAAATCGGCAGGGTCTGCAGATCCTCCCCCCGCCACCGTGTCAGCGTCAGGCGAAAATCGCGCGCAATCAGCACCTTGTCCGTGCGCCCCTCAATCGCGGCCAAGGCCGCCCGCAGGTAGGATTGCAGCGCCGCATCCTCGGCGCCGACATCGGCAAAGCCGGTGCCGAGCCGCAGATGATCGCGGAATTCGGCCACCGGCAGCACCGAGACCGGCACCGCCGTCAGTTCGTTGAGCATCATCGACATCTCCGAAACTTCCGCCGCTCAAGGCGGCTGCGCGAAAAGCTGGGGCGCGAGCCCCCACCGCCACTCGGACGGAGGGAGCAGCTAGGCAGCGGCAGGAAGCCCGCGCCCGCCGACCGGGTTTCCCCGGCCCATTCACCCCCTTACGAGGTGGCGAATTTCAAAAGCTTGATCGCAGCGAAATCGCTTACATCACCGCCGACGCGCTTCGAGGCGTAGAAAAGCACATGCGGTTTGGCCGAGAACGGATCGCGCAGCACCCGCAGATCGGGGCGTTCCGCGATCGTGTAACCATTGCCGAAATCGCCAAAGGCGATCGCATAGGCCGAGGCGGCAATATCGGGCATGTCCTCGGCGATCAGCACCGGATAGCCCATCAGCCGCGCGGGCTCGCCCGCAGCCAAACTGTCGGCCCAGAGAAACCGGCCATCGGCATCCTTCATCTTGCGCACCGCGCCAGCCGTTTTCGAGTTCATCACGAAGCTCGCATTGGCCCGGTATTCGGCACCGAGCGCATAGACCAGATCGACAATCGCATCCGAGGCATTCGTCGCCGAGAAATCGCCCGTCGCCCCCGTCGCCACATAGCCAAGGCTGCCCCAGGCCCAGCTCGTCTGCGCCACCTTGGTCTTCGTCAAAAAGCCCGTCGGCTTGTCGATGCCATCGCCCGAAATGAACGCCGCCGCCTCGGCGCGCGCGAACTTGTCGGCAATCCGGTTCGCCAGCCAGGTCTCGATGTCGAACGCGCTGTCATCGAGCAGCCGCTGGCTCGCCTTCGGCATCGCGGCCAGCTCGTAAAGCGGAATCGTGATCCGCTCGAACTGCGGCGCGGTCGTTTCCGCCAGCGCCGCAGTTTCCGTCGCCCAGCCCGAGCCGAGGTCTGTCTTGTCCACAAGCACCTCGAAGGCCGTCGCCTCGACATTCACCACATTGGCGATCTGGCGCAGCGAGGCGGTGGCGCGCAGCACGCTGCGGATCGTCTCGGCGGTTTGCGGATCGACGAGATAGCCGCCATCGGCCGCAACGGCCGTGGTCATGCCCTTGCCCTCCAGCGTCAGGCCGCGCAGCCCGTCATCGTCGCCCGACCGCAGATAGGCGCCAAAGGCCTTCTGATGCGGGGCTTCTTCCGAGGCCGCGGTGGCAAGGGCATGACGCCCGGCGAAAGTCTTGCTCTGCAGCATGGTCATACGCTCTTCCTGTTGTTGCAATCTCGTCTTCACATCGTCCTGAAAGCCCTTGATCTCTTTCAGAAAGCCAGCCAGCGCGGTTTTCACCTCAGCCGCCGGATCCGGGCCTTCGGGCATGCCCGATCCGGCCCGAGCCTTGGTCTCGGTCTTCATCCTCACCTCATCTCCTTGGGCTGGGCGGGCTCAGCGCGCCGCCAGTTCAGCCGCCGCACCCGCAAGCGCCTCGGCCAGATCACGCCAGAGCGCGGCATCGAGGCTTTCCCCCTTCGCCGCAACCCGCGCCTCGCGCAGCATCGGGAAGGTCACCAGCGACACCTCCCAAAGCTCCAGTTCCGCCAGCAACCGCTGGCCCTTCGCATCCTTCTCGGCGGCCAGCGTGCGATAGCCGATCGAGAGCCCGTCAATCGCCCCCGCCTCGATCAACGCCATCGCCTCGCGCGCCCGCGCCACCTCGGGCAAAAGCCGCCCCTTAACGTAAAGCCCGCGCGCATCCTCGAAGATCTCCTCCCAGATCCCGATCGGCTGCGCCGGATCATGCTGCCAGAGCATCTTCACCGTGCCGCCCCGCGCCGCGAGCCGGGTCAGGCTCTTCGCATAGGCGCCCTTCGCCACCACGTCGCCGCCCTGATCGGGCACGCCAAAGAGGCTCGCATAGCCCTCGATCTTCGCGCCGTCCTTCACCTGCACCGGTGCGGCGCCGCAATATTTCCGCTCCAGCCCGCTTTCGCTCCTGTCCATCTCGCTTCCTCACTTCGGGACATATTCCAGAATGCCCTGCACCGCCTGCGTCAGGATCACGGCAACGACGCCGTAAACCGTCATGAAGAGCCGCTTCTCGAGCCGCTCCATCATCTGCTCGATCTTCTCCAGCCGCCGGTCCACCTGGGTGAACTGCAACTCCATGATCCGCTCCGTCGCCTCGAACCGCTGCTCATGCACTTCGAAGGGCTCCTTGAGGAAACGAGACCCTCCCGTCACCATGGCTCAGCCCTCCGCCACCGGTGGCAGCCCCAGCAACACCCGTTTCTCGCTGTCGGAAAGAAACCCCGCCGCCCCGATCCGCGCCCAAAGCTGATCGCGCTCAAGCGCCAGCGCGGGCACCTGATCGAGATCGGGCCGCAGGTCGATCTGCGCGCCAAGGAACCCCGAGAGCCACCAAGCCAGCGCCGCCGAAACCCGGCTGACCAAGGGCAGCACGGTGAGCCGATAAAACCCCCGGTTTGCCTCGGCGTAGTTGGCATAGGTCGCATCGCCCGGAATGCCGAGCAGCATCGGCGGCACGCCGAAGGCGAGCGCAATCTCCCGTGCCGCCGCCGCCTTCGTCTCGTGAAACTCCATGTCGGAAGGGCTGAACCCCATCGGCTTCCAGTCAAGCCCGCCCTCAAGCAGCATCGGCCGCCCGGCATTGCGCGCGCCCTGATGATGCGTCTCAATCTCGAAAACGAGCCGCTCATATTGATCGGGGCTGAGCACGCCCTGCCCGTCCGCGCCCCGATAGACGATCGCCCCCGAAGGCCGCGCGGCATTGTCGAGAAGCGCCTTCGACCAAGCACTTGCGGCATTGTGCACGTCAAGCGCCACCGCCGCCGCCTGCAAGGGCGAAAGCCCATAATGGTCATCGCTCGGATGGAAGCTCTTGATATGGCAGATCGGGTCAGGGTGGCCGGTCATGTCGAAGCGATGCTTGCGCCCGCCCACAGTGTAATCATAGCCGACAGGCCAGCCATCCGGCCCCGGCACCACAGCCATCCGGTCGGAACGCAGCACATGCAGCTCCTTCGGCAGGCCCGGCTCAAGGCACACCGCCTCCAGATAGCCGTTCCCCGACAGCAGGATCTGCCCGATCAGCGCCTCGAAGAGCTCGGCCCGGCCCTGCCCGGCATTCGGGCGGCGCAAGAGATCGAGCACCGGATGCAGCTCATAGCGCCGCTCGGCATCCTGACAGATCAGCGGCACCGCGGCCGCAGCCTCGGCAATCAGCTTCACCGAGCGAAACCCCACCGGATTGCCGCTGAACCCCGTCCGCATCAGACTCGCCGTATCGCGCGGCCCCCAGACCGGCCGCCCCGCGCCCGAGGCCATCGCCACGATCCGCCCCGTCACCGAGGCCTTGCGCTCGGACATGACTGTCGGCTTCGCCTCCGGCGCGCCGCGGCGAAAAAAGTTCATTCCCATCCCGTTGTCCTCGTCCCGCCCGCCATGAAAAAGGGCCGGGAAATCCCGGCCCACTCGCTCGATTGCTTCTGTCGGAGGCGGGGGTTTCACACCCCCGCACCCCCGTGGCGTGGATGACCCAAGAAAAAGTCGATCCGCTTTTTCTTGGTCCAAATACGCCCTTGCCGCCCTCAAAGCCCGCGCACCTGCGGGCGGCGCCACTGCGCCGCGGGCTCGATGATCAACTCGGTCATCGCCCAGACCAGCGCATCGACCCGGTCGGGCGAGCCGCGCCCCGCGAAGCCCTGCACCGTCATCCGGCACATCTGATCTTCCAGCGCCCCCAAGTGCCCGGCGCGGCAATGGCGCACCCGGCCCTGGTCGTAAAGCGCCGCCACCGGCTCGGCGCGCGCCGCCTTGCCCCGCGAGGCCCGAAGCGCCCGAAACGGCACCAGCGGATCGATCTGGCGCAGCACGGTTTCGACCAGATCGCCGCCCTGATTGACCTCGGCCACCAGCTTTTCCGCCCCCCAGCGCTCCATCGCCGCAATCGCCGCCCGCGCCCAGTCGGTCGGTCGGCCCCGCACCGAGGCATCTTCCAGCACGAAGGCCCGCCAGTCCTGCACCGGGCCGCGCGTCACCGCCCCGGCCACGACGATGCCGCATTCATCGGCCTCCGCGCCCGCCGTCACCGCGGGATCAAGCGCCACCACCACCCGGTCCATCTCGGGGGGCGCTGCAATTCGCGCCGCCTCAAGCTGCGCCGTCGTCCAAAGCGCCCCCTCGGCATCGTCGAGCAGCACCCCTTCAAGCTCCTGCCGCCCAAGCCGGGTGCCGGCATAGCGCGTCTGCACCTCTTCCAGAAAGCTCTGCGCCAGATAGGCCCGGTTCGCCTCGGTCGGCGCATGGGTGACGACGCTCGAAGGGTTTTTGAGGATCGCCTTCAGCGCGCCGATGTTGCGCGGCGTCGTGGTGATCACCTGCTGCGGATGCGGCCCCAGCCGGAGCGCGAATTGCAGCATGTCCCATGTCTCTTCGGCGCGGCGCCATTTCGCCAGCTCATCGGCCCAGGCGGCGTCGAATTGCGGCCCGCGCAAGGCTTCGGGGTCTTGCGCCGAAAACGCCTGCGCCGTCGCCCCATTGGGCCAGACGAGACGGCGCCGTGTCGCCTCCCACTCGGGTCGGCGATCCGGCGGCGAGCAGGCCAAAATTCCGCTTTCGCCGAAAATCATCACGTCGCGCACCTGATCGAAGGTTTCGCCAACCAGCGCCACCCGCCTTGCCCGGCCGGGGTCGGCGGGGCGCGCCCCTTCCACTTGCGCACGCACCCATTCCGCCCCGGCCCGCGTCTTGCCAGCCCCCCTGCCGCCCAGGATCACCCAGCTTTTCCAATCGCCCACCGGCGGCAATTGATGCGGCAGCGCCCAGAACTCGAAAAGCCAGGGCAAGGCGAGCAGCGCCGCATCGCCCAGCCCCGCCAGAAAGGCGTCAACCTCCTCCAGCGTCGCGCAGGCAAGCCAGGCGGCGCCCGATCTCAATCCTGGCGGCGGCAAGGTCGAGTTCGGTTCCGGCCCCGACAGCGGCAACTTGTTTCCGTAGCTTTTCAACACGGCCCCTCTCTTCCATCACCATCTGAAACGCGGTGCGCAGATCCTTGACCGCCTGCACGGCGGCCTTGGCCTCCGTCAGCGCGCCCCGACGCACCCCCCTCATCGCCTGCGCCAGCTCTCCGGCCACCTCGCGATAAAGCTCTTCCGTCTCCTCCAGCAAATCGACCGGAGGAGCGTCGTCGCCCCCGTTGAACCCCATGTCCAT